TTGCTTGTTACTACGCCTGCTGCGTGAATACCTGTACCACGAATGCGACCACGAAGTTGTTCTCCATAGACTTCTACTTCTGGATACTTTTGACGAAATTCATATGTTGATTTTGATGTGCAGAAATCATCCCAGGAGTCTACAGTTTTTAAAACCTTATTAACATCTGATAAAGGAATATTTAATACTCGTGAAACATCTCTAACAATTCCCTTGCCAGTAAACTCAAGGAAGGTAGCAATAGATGCAACATGTCGATACTGTCTAACAAGATAGTCTTTAACTTCTTCACGACGAGTATCCTGAATATCTGTATCAATATCTGGGAAGTCATTACGTTCTGGATTAATAAAACGGAAAAACAAAAGATTGTGCTCAATAGGATCAATGTCTGTAATCTTTAATGCATAACAGACAAGAGAACCAGCAGAAGAACCACGACCTGGGCCAACCATAATCTCTTCCTTCTTTGCCCAGTTGATCATGTTACTTACAACAAGGAAATATGGAGCAAACTTTTTATCCTTAATAATCTTTAACTCTTCTTCAAGTCTGTCAAGATACTCTTGGTTTTCTGACAAACCTCTTTCTACCAAACCTTCTAATGCAGCCTTTGCAAGTTCTTTATCAGGACCCTTGTACTGTACTGGTAGCAAGTCTAATCCTTCTTGAATTCCATAGTCTCCTACTGTCTCTGCTAATAGGATTGTGTTTGAGTATATGTCAGGTCTATCAATCCCCTGCGATTCCATCGCTGCTTTAATCTCTTCATATGAGAGCAGGTGAATATCAAACTTATTAAATGTAATCTGACGGTCTTCGCCATAAAGATAGTCAAGGCGTTCCATCATGCTGCCTTTTTTCTTTGACTTCTCATATGTTGCATCTTTTACAAACTTACCGTGTGTGTTCATAAGCAACTTAAACTCTTGCACTTCTTTTTGTGATGGATCAACATGGTGGCAGTCTGGTGTTACAACAACCTTGATTCCAAACTCATCTGCAAGTTCAATTAAATATTTGTTAATCTGTGCATCATTGTGAGGCATGACTTCAATATAGTAGTCATCTTTAAAGCGTTCCTTGAACCAAGATATATACTTCTTGGCAAGAGCAAACTCTTCTTCTTCTAATGCTTTTACAAGCACACTACTTGGACAAGCAGAAGTAACAATAATTCCTTCTTTATACTTTTCCAAAATAGTAAAATCAAATCTTGGCTTCTTAAAGAAACCATCTGTCCAAGATAGTTCACTAATCTTGTTAAGGTTTTCTAAACCAATTTGATTCTTGGCTAGAAGGATAATGTGGTTGTAGACAAGATCTTGCTGACCTTCTCTTTCAGACTTATCTCTTGTATCAGATATGTCTGCACACATGTATCCTTCTAGACCTAGAATTGGCTTAATGCCATTTGCTTTTGCAATACGGTGCAGTTCCCTATGCCCAGATAAAGTACCGTGGTCAGTGATGGCAATTGCTGGCATCCCTAACTCAACTGCACGGTTCACGTATTCTTCTGGAGTAGCAATCCCATCAAATAAACTAAAATGGGTATGGACATGTAAGCCTACGTAATTCATATTACCAATCTGCGTTGGTAGATGAAGTTACAGATGGACCATCAAAGCCCAAATAGTATGCTTCTTGCTCTGCATAAGGAATCTTCTTAAGTGCTGACTCAAGAGGATAAGGTTCAACTGTTCCCCATGCAAATGGTTCCTTATCTGGTGCTGCTGGAATAAGTGTGTAATTAGTTTCAGTTCCCTGACCATTACGCTTTAACTTCCATAGTACGTTTGAGATGCTTCCTGTTTCAAGAGCATACTCACGAATTGTGTTGAATGATGATTGCTTGCTGATGCCCATTGACCAGATTGCAACATATGGTGCTTCAATTCCATCATCAACTAATACGTTGCAATAGAAACGAAGGCGACCACGCCAACCTGCTTTTGGATCTTTACGATGCATTTCTTCTGCCCAGTCACGGCCTTCAGATTCCAATGTGTCTACAGCCTTACGCTTGTAGTCCTTTGGATTTACGTGTTCTTTAACAACAAGTGCTAGTCCACGACCTTCATTATAGTTTGCTGAGTCTTCATCAAGTTCTTCGATAAATCGAATCTTAACTGATTGTCCGTCAGCGAGTTTTAGCCATTTTAACTTTGGCCCGTCGTTTTCATACTTTGGCTTGTCGAGCAGGGCATTAATGTTCTTGAGTCCCTTTACTACGCTCATATATTTCTCCTTTGTTTGTTATATTAGTTTAGCATAAGAGATATTGATTTGTCAAACTGGAACTCTAAATTCTTAAGTTCTTCGTCGGACATATCTCCAATATCTTTATACTGATTGTTTAGTTTAATAACAGAAACACGAGTAGAAAGTTTTTCAACTATCCTATCTTTCATGTTTCCTCCTGCCTCATCGTTATCGGCAATAACAATAATGTTATTGAAATACTTTTGAAGCAATTCTGTTTGTATGTTTGATACGTTTGCACCCAAGGTTGCAACGGCTGGAAGACCTACTTGGTCAAGCCTTATTGCATCAAATGATGACTCCACTACATACACTCTATCAGACTTTTTTACTCTATGCAAGTTAAATAATGTTTTACTTTTTGGAAGTCCTGGAGTATTCTTAAAATCTTTTCCTTCAATAGATCTGCCAACAAATCCAATTGGAATCCCATCTGGGCTATGGACTGGAACGGTAACCATATCTTGCTTATCAGAATAGCCAAGTGAAAACTTTGCCCAGGACTGCATCTCTATGTGTCTTGATTTAAAATAATTTTTTGGTCTATCTAATAAAACTAAATTGTTATAAAGTCTTTTTAATATATCTATGTCAAATTGTTTAAACTCTTCTTCAACTATTAGGCTTTTATTTATGTCATCAACAAGATTACTTAATTTTTCTTTTGATTTAATATATCTTGCTGATTCAAAATAGGTTCTTCCAGAAGTGTGCATTATTAGTTCAAGAAGGTCTGCTGTTTTCTGACAAGAAAAACAAAAGAATAAACCGTTTGATTTATGTACTTCTCCTGCTGGGGTTCTGTGGTTGTTGTGAAATGGACAAAAGACTATATAGTTATCTGATAAATCAGACTCAATATCTATACCCGATCCTGTAAGGACTCTTTTAACTTGGTCTGCGGTATAAAGATTGGATTCGTTCCGTCTATTCCTGCTATCCATTCGCTTTTCCTTTTCCCTGCGTAAACTGCCTGTATTGATAATTCAAATTCGTAAAAGTTCTTTTTATCATTATATCGTATAGTGAAGTCTGGGTCAAGGTCAAGCCTTGGCACATACCCGCTTAGTTTCATTTCTGAGACTAATAATCTTACATATTCTATTTTAAGTCTACCAATCATAGAGTCGTCATGAATTACTCCATCAAGATAAAACTTTTTTATAGGTTTATGATGATAGAACGTAGGTGGTAAAGACTCCATGTTTTCTGACATATCATATTATAACTACTTATCTTCAAAATCTTTATATCGATAGTATCCCTTGTCAAAATCACATTGAACTAGGAAATCTCCCATAAACCCATTACGGTTTTTTCTAAAGGCGCATTCAATGATATCGCTATTAGTCCCACGGCCAAGAGCAAGCACCCAGTCTGCATCGTAAGCAATCTGTCTAGACCATGCAGTTTGACCAAGTGTCGGGACTGAAGATAGATCATTAACATCATCTGGTGTAGCAGAAGAAATAGCAATAATAGGAACTTCTTCTCCAATAGCCATTAGTTTGAGTTCTCTTGAAAGGTTCTTCATTCGTACCGTTTCATTATCTGACTTCTGATTAGGAGCCATTAACTGAAGGTAGTCAACGATTACAAAGTCTGGTTTGTATTGATCAATCTTTCCACGAAGAACGGAGGGGTTAATTTCCCCACCCTGGTCATTTGATATGATGTGAAATTCTGGCTTGCCTTTAAGATTTTTTTCATGCCATTCTTTTAGCATGTCCATCTCAACTTCGCCATTACTTAATTTTCTATGAGACCAACGACCTTCACCCATAATTGTAAATACACGATTACGAACTTCTGTCTCAGACATTTCAAGACTAATGACTAGAGGGCTTTTCCCCTGCTTCCATGCTTGAACTGCAAAGTATAATGCTAACCAAGATTTTCCAATACCTGGATATGCTAAAAACACTCCAAGTTGGCCAGGCATAATTCCTGAAGGAAGGTAGTTATCAAACCCTGGCAGTCCAGTCTTAATACCAACATGACCAAGAAGTTGTTGCTTTTTTAGATTTTCAAAGTAAGCAACGGCAGACTCAAGATCCGTAACATCAATATCACGAATTGCAGATGTATTCTTTTTTAATTCTGATGTCTTTGTAATTAAATCATTTAATGCAACAACGCCCTGATTATTTTGAACATTTGTTGCTGCTGACCTTAGAATATCTTTTAGGCTATCATTTAAATACTCACCCTGAAGTTCTTCAAGGTGGTGCTTTGTTGCTCCTACGCTTGCTACTGGTTCAAAGTCTCTAAACTTTTCTGTAACTAATTCTGCTGGAGGCAAGGATGCATTAGCCTCAAAATATAAACGAATAAACTCCCAAATATCTCCATGGGTTCTTAATAAGTTATCAACATTGGCTTGAAGAAGAACATGCATCTGCTTATCTTTAAGCACTGCTGTAATAAGTTTTGACTCTGTATTATTCACTTAGCCACTCCTTTGCCATTCTTCTACGCTCTGCTCTTTCTAAACTGTCTTTTATATTATCTTTTTGTGCCTTTAATATTTTTTCTGCGTTATATGCAAAGTAGTTCCAAGAGGGGTTCTCTGCAACTGAAAAGTAATACTCAAGTATATCGTAACACCCTGGTAGTGTGTATGATTCAACAAGAGCATCGGAGGCCCACTGTTCTACATTTAAGTTAAGGGATGGCTTAGATTCGTACCTTGCGGTATGATACTTACTGTATCTTGAAAGCAAAGCCATACGGTCTTTGCGTTCTACCATTATGCTTCGGCAGCCTCTTCTTGTGCTTCCCTAATTTTGTCTGTAAGTTTATCTTCAACAAACTTGTAAACACGCTCAAAAGCCTGATCAACAGTCTCTCCACTCTTGCGAGAATCTGAAACGCCAAGATCAAGTCTTAGTGATTGAAAGTTGCCAAGGTTAAGTGTGTACCCAAGTGTAACGGATACCTTTGTCTCTTCGTTTTCCATTTTATACCCTTCGTTAAATAGATTCATTCCACACTGGAATAAATCGTCCATCTTTAGTTCTCGTATATGTAAGTATACCGTCTCCTATGCGCCTTGTCAACTCTTGGCTTGTAGGAGTCATGTTATTTGTTATTAATTTGTCTTTTCTTAATTGTACTTAAATGTATCAAATTCCCAGGCCCACTCATGTGCAATATCTTGCATCTGCTTTTCTGAAAACACATCTTTTGGAGTTATTTCTTTTGGCCTATGATTTTTTTGATATACATTTAAATCTAAATGCAATCCTTTGGGCTCTAAAATTTGATTAATACCTGGCTCAATGCCATCTTCATATTTAATAACATTTTTAACCTGAATAGTGCCATCCTTTGAGTATAAATCTTTTGTGCTTTTTAACCACCCACGCCAATCTTTTCTTAAAGTGTTTTCAAAATATTTATTTACAAAGTCAGGTCTATCTCCAGATAAATAGTTTTGCATATTACCTGTATACTCTATCTGCAAAAAGAAATCTGATAAGACTGTATCGTATGGATTTCTGACTACAACGCATGAATCTACTTCAGATAAATTTTCAATTAGTGCTTCTAATTCTGAATATGGGATATGATTAAAAAATTTTTCATGATTTCTTGGACTATGTCTTTCATCTATTGGATATACTGGTGTTACAGCAGCATCTTTATCCATTATTTGAGATAAACAAATTTCAGTTGAAGACCCTCCAACTTTTTTGTTTTTTAAATATAAAAAATTATATTTTTTTGAATATATCATTTAATGCGTCCAGTTTCGTTTTTCATTACCACACCCATTTCTAAATTATATAGACTCATTCCATACTGGAATAAATCGTCCATCTTCAGTTTTCCTATAAGTAAGTATACCATCGCCCATTCTTCGTGTCAACTCTTGTTTGCTAGGCGTAATATCATTAGTAATTAATTTATCTTTTCTTGGTCGACCAATATGATATGAAGCAAGTATATCACGTATCTCTTTTACTTGCGATTCTGAATAATATGATCTTACCTGAAACCCTCTTGCTCCACCTTTTTGAGATCCCGTTGGAAATGGAATGACTCCTCGTTTCATTAGTGATGGCATATATTTTTTATGACGATTAACTAAATCAGCAGTCTGACCTACCGTGTATGCTCGCTCTCTTTTATTTCTAAAATCATTAATTAAACAACTTTCAATTTGATCTTTGTTTATATTATAAACAGACATTATTCCATTAGAGTGATTGTAGTGATGTATTCTAACTAGGTCTCCATTAAGAAACCAAACTTTTTTGTTACCTGGTATTACAGGTGACTCATTGTACTTTTCGCTCTCAATAGTTCCCTTTTTAGTAACCATTGTCCCTCCAAAGTGTGGCTAGGTGGATGAAAAAATACTCTTACTCCGCAAGTCATACAATATACTTCTAGATGGTTAATCTCAGTATATTGCCTATCTATGAACATTCTTCCCTTACATTTTTTGCATGACATCATTAATTTGGTATTCCAATAATTATTAGATTAATACCAATACTTGTGTCGCCTCCAGCATTAAATTTAACTGTACCCTCAACTTTAGAAGTTGAGACACTTTTTAATGTAACTGTAACATCTTTACCAGCATCAGTATTTCCAACGTTAACTGGTGTTGCTGTTACCACTGGTGCAAACTTAAACTCGCTTGAAAAATCATAAGAAAATGGCTGAGAAGATCCAGCAGTCTGTGTTGCGCTTGTTGTAACTTGAACATACCCACCAATGATTCTTGCCTCAGATGCTTTTACGCTTTGTTTTCCAGCGTTAGGCGTGTCTATGGTTACATATTTATATGCTGATGGTGATACCTGAACAGAGAGATCATTAATAGCCTTAACAATCTGATAGATATATGTTACATCTAGTGGTTGACCTCGCTCTGGTACGGGTAATATTGCCATACTATAATTATACCAGACTTACGATTCCAGAGTCATAGACTTCTAAGTTTTCTGTAAGTGCTGGATTAATAGATGATATTTGAACTATAGCCCTTACTGACTGTGTTCCTGTTTTTAAAAATGAATAGTTTTGTGATCCAGATGTTCCTAGATAAGACGGAGTTGCTCCATCAAACCCTACAAAGATATCATAGGTTATTTGTATTGAAACTTCTCCTACTGCCCAATTTAGAAAAATTGTATTACCAATAATATTAAGATCTCCTGGGCCAGTAACAACAGCCTCAGAACCAAGAATAAATATTTTTGAATATGCTGACTTTCTGTTTTTATCTTCTGCTATTAATCTAAATCTTAAAACTCTTGAATTAGACGATGTTACTTTTCCAAGTAAATCTTTTTTAATAATAACATTTTTTATTCCTTTGTCTGCCATTATCCAACATCCAAGGCAAATCTAAACTCAATATAGTTTGTTGTGTTTGCTGATTTTATAATTGGTTTTGCACCTACACTTTTAATTACAGAGTATCCAGTAAGTCCATACAAAGAATTTGTAGAAGTAATATTTTCAAGTCTTAGCCCATCTAAACAAACATAAAATAAGTCAGAAGGCAATCCAGCCTCTGTTACGCAAGCATAAATTTTTGCTACAGTAACTTCTCTCCAGTCAAAGTTATCTGTTTTGTTTAAATCTTTAAGTGCTTTTGTAGCAACAACGTATCTGTTTAAAGCAAAATTTGTTTCTTTTACTGCTGTTCCAGCAGAGTATCCTACATCATCAATATCTACCTCAAACCTTGCATACTCTTGTGAAGAGTTTAAGCCAGTATAAGAAAATTCCAATAAAATTTTAACATTGTCTGGCACTGTATTGGAGTTGGCAACTTTATTAACAACAGAAAATGCTAATCTTAGTTCATCTAATGGACTATTTTTTGTAAGATCTACTGCTGTATCGTTTAGCCTTATGTATTTAGATCCAGTGCCAACTACAATTTTGCCTAACTGGTTACTTGTAAGGGTTGAATCATTTCCAACTATAGCAATAATATTATTTAAGAATCTACATCTTTCATTTCTTGCAACTCTGTCTGACTGAGTAAATATTCTATTGTCTGCATTTGTCTTAAATACATTGAGGGACTGGTTTATAATACCGTTTTCTGCAACACCATCAAGTGGTTCATATTTTGATTCTATATCAATTGCAGCAGAACCAAATGGTTGATATAGCCAGTTGTCAGTATCTGCAAAAGAATAAATTGTTCGGCTATCAAAAGATCCAGCAATTGGGTTTGACGCAGCAGAGAATATTCCAACCTCAGTAATCTCATATCTTTCTTCTGTTGGCAACTCTGCTGTTAATACTACCTTATCTATCCCGCCCTCATTTACAAATCCTCTAGAAATAATAGGAACACGAAACATCTCAAAATCTAAGGAATTCTTTAGTGCATAGTCTCCAAAAACACCCCCATCAGAAGCCACTGGGCTAGGCCCACAGCCCACAGCAATGTGTGAGGCATATGATTGTGTCTGACCCACAAGATACTTGGCTAAAAGATTTTTACCTATATTAGTTATCATTAATTACTCCCACTATGTATTGTATCATCAAAAATACTTCCACTGTTCAATATATTAATTTCTGCTTGCTCGCCCTCTTTGACATTAACTAAGTTAATAACTAGGTCTCCGCTTATCGGATCTATATAGACTGACTTACAGTTTGGAACTTTAACTCCATCCACCAGATCATATCCTGTACCACAAACTGGCAGATGGTCAAATATGGATAAAGATAAAGACTTAAGATACGAATCAGATGCCTGGAGTCTTAAAACATTATTTGGATTGTATTGTAGATATAAATCTGTCAAATTTTTAATCGGGGTATAAATAACCTTTTGTCCATTTACCAGGTCATGCCTAGATATAGTGGCAAGTTCATATCCTCCAATATCCTCAAATATAAGGTCTGTCATTATTTCAATAGACATGGCCTCATCATTTAAAAGAATTAAATCTGGAGTAGCA